TAAGAGTTGATTGTTTACAATATGGAACCGGTATAGCTTTTTTTAGAGATGGATCTCTTGGAGGTGGAGCTTGTTCTTTTAGAAATGATTCAGGGACACAAGTTGGTAGTATAAATATAGGAACGTCTAGTACGCTTTATAGTACAAGTTCAGATTATAGATTAAAAGAAAACTTAACCTTAATAACAGATGGTATTGATAGACTAAAACAACTCAAACCAAAAAGGTTTAATTTTATAGGTGAAACACAAATCGTAGACGGATTTGTCGCGCATGAGGCTAAAGAAGTTGTTCCAGAGTCTGTTACTGGAGAAAAAGATGAAGTTTTACCAAATGGAGACCCTGTTTATCAAGGTATAGATCAAGCTAAAATAGTACCTTTATTAACAGCCGCTCTTCAAGAAGCTGTAGCAAAAATAGAAGATTTAGAAAATAGAATACAAACATTAGAAAACAAATAAAAACAAAAAAACAAAAATTATGATTACTTACGATTGGAATTGTAAAACAGTAGACGTACACCCTCAAGAAGAAGGTGAAACAGATGTAGTGTATAATGTACACTGGATTGTAACTGGAACTTCGGATCAATTAGATCCACAAGGAAACGCTTATTCAGCAACTAACATTGGAACTCAAGTAGTACCTTTAAACCCTGAAACTCCTTTTATCCCTTTTGACGAATTAACAAACGAAGTTGTTGTTGGTTGGACAAAAGACGCAATGGGTGAAGAGCAGGTTCAAAGCATTGAAGACAGTATTGCTTCACAAATTGCTGAACTAGAAAACCCAACATCTATAACTATGACAATAGGTGAACAACCTGAGCCACCAGTGACAATAGAGGAATAAGTAAATATTTCTTTTTACAAGTGATGATATAAACATACCTGGCACGGGAAAGTGCATAACCAAAATTAACATAATACCAAAACCAAATGACTTTTTTTTACGAGACTACTTCTTGGAGTAGTCAACAACAACCAGATGAAAACCGTTTAAAACTGTGGAAACATATTGCTGATAAAAAAAATTGGCGTATAGTTCAACTACCAAACGGTTATTACCAGACAGAATATCAAGATATTCGAAATGAAAACGAATGGAAAGATGTGACACGACGTGAAACAATTGAAGCGGCTGAAACATCTATTGATAAGACTGTCGAGCACTACAATAAGAAAGTTGAATTTATCAACGGACCTAAAGTAGTAAAAACCTTTAAATAAACCAACTACTTAAATAAAATTAAATTAAATTATGTCAGACGCAATTGTCAAGAATCTTAACTTTGGTGAAGAAGCCAGAGTTGAGGTATTTAAAGGAATACAGAAACTCACAAAAGCCGTTAGCTCCACGTTAGGAGCTAGTGGCCGCTGTGTAATGTTAGAGGACGGCTCAGGAAGACCAATAATTACAAAAGATGGTGTAACAGTAGCTGATTCAATAATATTACTAGATCCTGTAGAAAACATGGGTGCTACGCTTCTAAAAGAAGCTGCACGTAAAACAGTGCAAGAAGCAGGGGACGGAACTACAACAGCAACAGTGTTAGCTCACGCTATATTAGAAGAAGCTTATAAGGTTGCTGATAAAACAAACTCAAGAGAGTTGAAAAACGGTATTAACAATGCCGTTGGTAAAGTTGTTAAGTTTTTAAAAAATTCATCTGTAGATGTTAAAGGTGATATGATAGATCAAATCGCTACAATATCTACAAACAACGACCCAGAATTAGGTGGTATAATAGCTGATGCTTTTAGAGCTGTCGATAACACGGGCGTAGTTATGATGGAAACATCGTCAGATGGTAATACATTTGTAGAAACAGTTGATGGTGTTCAATATGATAAAGGTTTAAAAAACTCACACTTTATAACAAACCAAGCAAATAAAACTGCTGAGTTAGAGAAGCCGTTAGTGCTTTTACTAGAATCACCAGTTGAAAGTATTAGACAAATTCAGTCTGTGCTAGAGTACGTAATAAAAAACAACAAACCTTTGCTTATTATAGGCGATTTAGAACAAGGTGTTTTATCAGCTCTGGCAATGAATAAAATGAAAGGTGCTATAAAGGTTAACGTCATAGACGCGCCTACTTACGGTATAAATAAGCAGCAGATGCTTCAAGACCTTTCGTTACTTACAGGCGCTACAATCATCAACGAAGACTTAGGTGATGATATGGATATGGTTCAAGTTGACCATTTAGGCACTTGTGTTAAAAGTGTTACATCTCACGAAGATACAATACTTCAAATAGATGAACCAAATGAAGAAGTCTTAAACGTTATAAAAGACTTAAAAGAAAAGCTTTCAAAGGAGAAAAACCCTAACAAGCTTATTAAACTAGAAAAAAGATTAGCAATGCTATCAGCTAAAGTAGCTATAGTAAAAGTAGGTGCTAATTCTGAAATAGAATTAAAAGAAAAAACAGATAGAGTTGAAGACGCTATTTGTGCTACGAAAGCTGCTATAAAAGAAGGGATTGTTCCTGGTGGTGGTATTGCTTTACTTAATGCTGCTACAAACTTAAAAGCTAAGTCTGTTGGCGAAACAGTTTTACTAGAGGCTATAAAAGCTCCTTTTAAAACTATATTAGACAACGCTGGTGTAGAAAACATAGATATACCAGCAAGAAAAGGACAAGGCTACAATGTGGTTACAGGAAAAATGGTAAATATGATTAAACACGGCATTATAGACCCATTACTTGTCACCAAGAGCGCTCTTCAAAACGCAGCTTCAGTAGCAACAACAATATTATCTACAGATTGTGTAATTAATAATTTAAGAATTAATGAAGGCAATAGGTAGAAACATTATTATAAAAAAAGCAAAAGAAGGTACCACTAAAACAAAAGGTGGTCTTCTTTTAGCTGAGAATCACAGAGACGATATTAGATACGTTCAAGCAACAGTTTACTCTGTTGGTGATGAGATACAAGGTTTAAAGCAAGATGATATTATTCTATATGACCGACACGCTGGGCATAAAATAGAAGTTGAAAAAGAGGCTTACCATGTTATCAAGGTCCAAGACGTTGTAGTTGTTTTATGAGAAGACTAGAGGCTGATGATATAAAAGACCTCAACCTTATGAAGCATTATCGCATTATAAGAAAATGGGCTTGTAGAAACAACGATCTAAACGATGCAGATCTAGAGTTATTAATTTACTTAGACTGTATAGACATGTTTAGAAAGAAAGACTTTCAAGATGGAAGTTACTCTTACAGTTGGGACAATCGTCGGTGGAATAGATTATTAAAAGAAGGCTGGATAGTTGTGTGGCGTCATAGAAATAGAACCACACAGAAATACCATATATATAAAACATCTATTAAATGTAAGCAGCTTATAAAGCGTGTTTACAGAATGATGCTAGGTAAAGAAGATATACCTACGTCTGAATCTAATAGCATTATACGTGGTAATACATATACAGACAAAGTTTTAACAAAAGCAATACATAACGTCAATAAAGACAAATACAGATAAAATGAAAGGTAAACAATACGATTACAAAGAGGCGTATAATAAAAATCTAACGCCTAAAGCTAGATTACATTATCTAGAAAACGCTAGGCATGATCAGGACGCTCCTACGAATATGTGTTCACCAAATCATTATGATTCACCTGCCAAGCAAGTTGGTATAGTAGATCCACTAGCTCAACAGCAAATGGTTCAACCAATGACTAACTTAACGCCAGCTGGCTCTAGTCTAGTAAATCCATTTTCACCTCAAGCACAAGTTAATGCCCAAGGTGTTTTTGGAAATCAACAAATGAAACAAAACGCGGTTGGCGCCCCAGCTATGTACAAAGATGGTAGCCCATTAGAAGGTAATGCTTTTATTGGCGCTAAAATGGCAGCTGAAAAAGCGGGTAAAGACACATTCGAAGTAGGAGGTAAAACATTTCAAGTAAAATAATAAGATATGAAAGATATTAAACAACTAAAAGCTGACCTAGCGGGTCAAGTAGGTGAGAATGCTATATGGGACGGTCCATTAAGCAAAGAAGGTTTTCCAATGGGTAAAGGTTCTAGTTCAGGTAAAAATGGATTAGAAGTGTCTAAAGCGCCGTTTGAGTGTGGACACGGAACACCGATTACTTCACGAGCTAAAGCTTTTAAATAATGAGTTCTCCATTTGCATTAAAGTTTTTAGGTAAAAAACCTTTTACTAAAAAAACAGTAAACCCAGAAGCTGGTGGTAAAGACTACGAAGCTATGGGTGACGCTGCTAGAAAAAGAGAGCAAAAGCTTAGTGCTGAAACTGGCGGTGTTGATTACGAAGCTAAATTAAAAGTTCAAAAAGAAATGTCACCGCTTAAAGGTGCTTATTCTTCTGGAGCTGGTGGTTTTGTGTATAAACCAATTGCTGGGGATATTAGAAATTTTTACAACAAAGTATCAGCGGGTATTCAAGCTGATTTAGCTAATAGAAAAGCTAAAGCCGCTGCTGAAGCTAAAGCCGCAAAAAAAGCAGCTAAGAAAAAGAAAAAATTTCAAAAAAAATCCTCTAAAGTTAGTGGCGATGTTAAAGAGTTTGAATCTTTTACTTTTGATACTAGCAACATGTTAAACTACGACCCGAGCAAAGGTTTAGACCAATATAACTAATGGCATTTAAAATAACTCCACCATACTCAATGGATAATACTCCAATTTACAACGTAAATATGGAAGATGGCGTTATGGGTAAAGCTAATAAAAACGGTACTATAATTCTAAACAAAGATTTAGACGCTTCGCAGTGTGATAAAGTTATCGCACATGAAAAAGTTCATATAGACCAAATGAAACGCGGAGACCTTGATTACGACGATAAATACGTATATTGGAAAGGTAAAAAATATTCACGAGCACAAATGCAAGAAGGTGCTAAAAACTTGCCTTGGGAAGCTGAGGCTTACAAAAAGGTAAAGTAACAAATAATATAAACAAGTAATAATAAAACAATGGCCTACAATCAATCACCAGGAAGAATGAATATGCCTAAAACAGGTAGAGGTATTCCAACTCAAATGAAAAACCCTTTATATATTACTGGAGATCCAACTGAAAAAAAAGTAAGTACAGAGGTTTCTAAAGAAAGAGTAACTAAACCAAGTGGTCAAAAAGGGACATTAGTAACTATAAAAGACAAATATAAAACTCCAGGTGGCGAAGTCAAGAGAACTGTTGAAGGAGATAAAGCTTATGCTGCTAAAACTAAAGAACAACAAAAAGCTCAGGATGCCGCGTACTTGGCTAAAAATAGATCAGCATCTAGAGAAAGATTTATTGCAGATCCCATAAGTATTAAGCCAAAAGGATCTACTACTATGCCTAGCGCTGAAATAAAAACCTCAACAGATATTTCAAAAGATATATTTAACAAAGAGTTTGATAAACCAGAGTCTAAAGCTAACTACTCTCTAAGACAAGATTTGTATAAAACAAAATACAAAGGCGTTGACTCGTCTACAATGACGAATAAAGAAAAACTTGCTAAATCTGAATACTCTAAATTAAGAAAAACAGCTGAGCAAAGAAAAAGCGCTGGTAAAGCACAGAAAAAACAAATAGCTAAAAGTAAATTGAAAAAAGCTTTAACTATTGATTTAAGTAAAAAAGGTGCTAGAAAAGGAAGTATGCGTGGTAAAGCTGGTTGTCCAACTGGTAATTGTTAATAAATGAAAAAGATTTGGCAATGGCTTACGGGTTCCGTCATAAAAGAAGTTGGCGAGGTTTTAGATAATCTTACAACTACTAAAGAAGAAAAACTAGAAGCACAACGTCTTATTACAGAAATTCTTGAGAAAGCTGATAAAGAAGCTCAAGAGCAAGTTACAAAAAGATGGGAGTCAGATATGCAGTCTGATTCCTTCTTGTCTAAAAATATTCGTCCAATGGTACTTATATACTTAACAGTTATATTTACTGTATGTGCGTTTTTCGATGGGAACATCGGAGAGTTTAAAATAGCAGAAGAGTACATCCCAATATTCCAAACTCTTCTTGTTACAGTTTATGGAGCTTACTTTGTAGGTAGAACTTGGGAAAAAGCAAAATCAATAACAAATAACAAAAATTAAATTTAATCAAATGGCAAAAATTAAAGAAGAACAGTTAAAAGAAATCGTTGAATTACAAGGTAAACTTGGTCAAATACTTTCTAACATCGGAGTTTTAGAATCACAAAAACACGGTTTACTACATGATGTGGCTGCAGCAAACAAAGAATTAGAAGACTTTAAAGCAAAACTAGAAGAAGAGTATGGAGCTATCTCTATAGATCTTTCAACTGGTGAGTATACTGAAGTTAAAGAAGAAGAGGCTAAAACAGAGGAATAATGGATTCAGTCATTAGAAAAATCAGTATTGGATCTGATTACAAAAATGACGCCATGCACTATTCTGTAGGCCAACAGGTTTACGGAGGTCACGAGATAGCTTATATTTTATTTAACGAAAAAGATTCGTCATATAACATACATATTAAAAAAAATAACGAGGTTTTACCTTGGAAAAAGTTTAATAAAAATATGGCGGTATCTATAGAGTATGATTTAGAGTATTAATGAATTCTTTATATGACTTTATAGTAAAGCCAGTTGGAGACAAATATAGTAATACAATTAAAGTTGGTGATAAAGACTTAGTTGTTAATACTAAAATTGAAAACTGGAAATTTGTAAACAGAATAGCGGAGGTAGTTCAAGTGCCTTTAGCTTTTAAATCTGTTATTAGCAAAGGTGATGAAGTTGTAATACATCAAAATGTATTTAGAACTTTTTATGATATGAGAGGCGAAAAGAAAAAGAGTAGGTCGTTTTTAAAAGACGATCTACATCTTTGCGCCCTTGACCAAATATATCTTTGTAAAAACAATGGTGTTTGGCGTACTTTAAACGATAGATGTTTTATTTCACCTATAAAAGAAAAAGACAATCTAAAAGGTGATAAAGAACGCAGCCTTGTTGGTATATTAAAATATAGTAATAGCTCTCTAGAAGCGCTAGGAATAAACCCAGGAGATGTTGTAGGCTTCAAGCCCAATGGCGAATGGGAATTTTTAGTTGATGGTGAGCGTCTTTATTGTATGAAATCTAATGATATTGTAATTAAGTATGAACGTAAAGGAGACGAAGAAAAATATAATCCAAGCTGGGCGCAGAGCGGTTGAAGAGCTAATTAAAGTAGCTAAAGAACCTATTGTAGATTCAGATGATGATATCTCTGCAGACAGACTTAAAAACGCTGCAGCTACAAAGAAACTCGCTATATTCGATGCTTTTGAAATATTAACTAGAATAGAAAACGAGCAAGAGCTGTTAGAGGATAAACCTAAAGAAGTTAAAAAAGAAAAAACTTTTAGAGGTTTTGCAGAAGGGAGGTCTAAATAATGTACGAACAAACGTTATACAAGGTACTAGATGACTATATAAAACCACACGCTATAGATAAAATGAATAAGGCTAAAAAGTGGGAGTATGGTTACAATGAAGATTATGATCTTATTGTCATTAGTAAAACTGGCGAGATAGGTGAAATATACGAAATACAAAATCTTAGAATAGCCTTACCTAAAGCTAAGAACGTAAAAAAATTTGAAGGTAATAAGTGGCAATATACAGAATATCCTAAAGAACTTAAAAAAATAAAGTCTGTGTTCGATTGGGAGGAATACCCAGTAGACTTTAAGGAAAAATGGTATGATTACATCGATAGTGAATTTAATAAAAGAGAACAAGGGTTTTGGTTCTATAATAAGAGTGTGGCTACTTACGTTACTGGCTCTCATTATATGTACTTGCAGTGGAGCAAAATTGACGTTGGGCAGCCAGACTTTAGGGAATCAAACAGATTATTCTTTATATTCTGGGAGGCTTGTAAAGCCGACGCACGATCTTATGGAATGTGTTATCTTAAAAACAGACGTTCCGGATTTTCTTTTATGTCTTCAGCAGAAACCGTTAACGTGGCGACAATTACGTCAGATGCACGGTACGGTATCTTGTCTAAGTCTGGCCCCGATGCTAAGAAAATGTTCACAGACAAGGTTGTACCAATATCAGTCAACTACCCGTTCTTTTTCAAGCCAATACAGGACGGTATGGACAGGCCAAAGACAGAGCTTGCCTATAGAGTCCCAGCCACCAAGTACACCAGGCGTAAACTCGAAACCAACGAAAAGCTTCAAGAGCTTGACGGTCTCGACACAACGATCGACTGGAAAAACACGGGGGACAACTCCTACGACGGAGAGAAACTAAAGCTACTAGTCCACGACGAAAGTGGTAAGTGGGAAAGACCTAATAATATATTAAATAACTGGCGAGTTACAAAAACTTGTTTAAGATTAGGTAGTAGAATTATTGGTAGATGCATGATGGGAAGTACATCAAACGCGCACGATAAAGGAGGTAAAAACTTTAAAAAACTTTATGATGACTCAGATGTTACCCAAAGAAACGCCAATGGACAGACTCGCAGCGGATTATATTCTTTGTTCATACCTATGGAATGGAACTACGAGGGATACATTGACGCTTATGGGTTACCTGTATTCGACACACCAAGTAAACCGGTTGAAGGACCTCAAGGTGAAAAGATAAAAATAGGTGTAATAGAATACTGGGAGAACGAAGTAGAAGGTTTAAAGCAAGATCAAGATGGTCTTAATGAATTCTACAGACAGTTTCCTCGTACAGAAAAGCATGCTTTTAGAGATGAAACAAAACAATCTTTGTTTAATCTAACTAAAATATACGAGCAAATAGATTTTAATGAAGACATGCGTAACTCTATAAATGTTACAAAAGGTAGTTTTCAATGGGAGAACGGTGAGCAAGACAGTAGAGTTGTGTTTGCCCCAAATAAAAATGGTAGGTTTTTAGTATCTTGGATACCACCTTTGCATTTGCAAAATAAAAAATATAGTAAAAACGGTAGGTTTTACCCTGGCAATGAACATATAGGTGCGTTTGGATGTGACCCTTATGATATTTCAGGTACGGTAGATAAAAGAGGTTCTAACGGATCTTTACATGGCTTAACTAAGTTTTCAATGGAAGACGCGCCGCCAAATCATTTTTTCTTAGAATATATAGCAAGACCACAAACTGCTGAGATATTTTTTGAAGATGTCTTGATGGCTTGTGCTTTTTACGGTATGCCGATACTTGCTGAAAATAATAAACCAAGACTTTTATATTACTTTAAAAAAAGAGGTTATAGAGGTTTTGCAATGAATAGACCAGATAGAAGTAGAAATAAACTATCTGTAACAGAAAGAGAGATAGGTGGAATACCAAACTCTAGTGAAGACATTAAACAAGCACACGCTGCAGCCATAGAATCTTACATAGAAAACTTTGTTGGATTAAAAGAAACAGGTTACGGTGATATGTACTTTCAAAGAACGCTTGAAGATTGGGCTAAGTTTAACATTAACAATAGAACATCACATGATGCTTCTATTAGCTCTGGTTTAGCACTAATGGCTTGTAACAAACATAGGTACACACCTATAAACAAAAGAAAAACGGAACCTGTTGACATAGGTATCAAAAGATACGACAACAGTGGATATACATCAAAAATAATAAGTTAAATGAACGTTTACACTAATAACAACAGTTCTTTTCCTAGTCAAGTTGTAAGTAACGAAGAAAAAGGCACTTTTGAATATGGAAAGCAAGTTGCTCAAGCTATAGAGTATGAGTGGTTTAGACAAGGTAGAACTAATGGAAATAGGTATTTAACTAATTGGAACAACTTTCATAATCTAAGATTATATGCTCGAGGCGAGCAATCAATACAGAAATATAAAGATGAATTATCTATTAACGGTGATTTGTCTTATCTTAATTTAGACTGGAAACCAGTACCAATTTTATCTAAGTTTGTAGATATCGTTGTAAACGGTATATCTCAAAAAGCTTATGATATTAAAGCTTACGCTCAAGATCCTCAGTCAGTGAAGAAAAGAACAGACTACGCTTCTAAACTTTACGAGGATATGATAGCTAAAGATTATATTGAAACTGTAAAGCAAACTTTAGGTATAGACTTATATCAATCACCTAGCATTGATGTTATACCTGAATCAAAAGAAGAGCTAGAGCTTAAAATGCAATTAAGCTATAAGCAGTCAATTGAAATAGCTGAAGAAGAAAGTATTAACACTGTATTTGCACAAAATAAATACGACTTAGTTAGGCGTAGACTTAATATGGATTTAACTGTATTAGGTATTGCGGCTGCAAAAACTAATTTCAATATAGCTGAAGGCGTTAAGGTTGATTATGTTGACCCTTCTTATATGGTTTATTCTTATACAGAAGATCCTAACTTTGAAGATATATATTATGTTGGTGAAGTTAAATCGATAACAATACCAGAACTTAAAAAAGAGTTTCCTAATATATCTGAAAAAGAACTAGAGCGTATACAAAATATGCCAGGTAATAAATCATATATAACAGGTTGGGGACAATACGACGAGAATACAGTTCAAGTTTTATACTTTGATTACAAAACATACCACAATCAAGTATTTAAAATAAAGCAAACTGATCAAGGGCTGATGAAGGCTATTGAAAAGCCAGATACATTTAATCCGCCAGAAAATGATAACTTTGAAAGAGTATCTAGAACTATAGAGGTTCTTTACAATGGTGCTGTAGTTTTAGGAACAGACACGATGCTTAAGTGGGAGTTAGCTGAAAATATGTCAAGACCATATGCTGACACTACCAAGGTTGCTATGAATTATGCTATATGCGCACCTAGAATGTACAAAGGTAGAATAGAGTCTATTGTTAGTAAGTGTATTGGGTTTGCTGATATGATTCAAATAACTCATTTAAAACTACAACAAGTATTATCAAGAATGGTGCCAGATGGTGTTTATCTTGATATGGACGGTTTAGCAGAGGTTGATCTAGGTAATGGAACAAACTACAACCCAGCTGAAGCATTAAATATGTATTTTCAAACTGGTTCTATTGTAGGTAGATCTTTAACACAAGATGGTGAATTAAACCACGGTAAAGTACCTATTCAAGAACTTAGTAGCTCAAGTGGTGGTGCTAAAATACAAAGTCTTATTCAAACGTATCAATACTATTTACAAATGATACGTGACGTGACAGGGCTGAATGAAGCTAGAGACGGTAGCGTACCTGATAAATCTACGCTCGTAGGTTTACAGAAACTAGCCGCTAACGCATCAAACGTAGCGACTAGACATATTGTTCAGTCTAGTTTATATTTAACTCTTAAACTAGCGGAAAATGTATCGCTTAAAATAGCTGATGCGTTGCGTTTTCCATTGACTAGAGCATCGTTACAAAACTCTATATCAACTTATAATATAAAATCACTAGATGAAGTTATAAACTTGAACCTACATGATTTTGGTATTTTCTTAGAATTAGAGCCCGATGAAGAAGAAAGAGCTCAATTAGAGCAAAACATACAAGTTGCTCTGCAATCTGGAGGTATAGACTTAGAAGATGCTATTGACATACGCCAAATTAAAAATCTTAAGTTAGCTAATCAAATGTTAAAGATTAAGCGTAAGGTTAAAATGGAGCGTGATCAAGCTGCTCAACAAGCTAACATAGCAGCTCAAGCAGATGCTCAAGCACAAACAGCTGAAAGAACTGCTATGGCTGAAGTTCAAAAACAAGAGGCTGTGGCATCAACTAAAGTTGATATCGAAAAAGCTAAGCAAGAGATGGAAATGCAGAAAATGCAAGTTGCAGCTCAAATAAAGCAAGCTGAAATGGAAAGACAGTTCCAGTATGACATGCAGCTCAAGCAGATGGATATTCAAGTAGAAAGAAACAAAGAGCAGTTTATAGAAGATCGCAAAGATAAAAGAACAAAAATACAAGCGACGCAGCAAAGTGAAATGATAAGTCAAAGAAAAAACGATGGCTTACCTATAGACTTTGAAAATCAACCAGACCAAGGTCTTGGTGCCTTTATGTAGGCAAAACAATTTTTTAAATTATATTATATTATGTCAGAAGTAAAAAAAGAAGGTGAATTTACTTTAAAAGGTAAAAAGAAAACTACACCTAAAAAACTAGTTAAAAAAGACGAAGTAACTAAAGTTGATCTTAAAAAGCCTGTAGAAGAGCAAAAGGTTGAGCAAGATGTTACAAAAGTGGTTATACCAAAAGAAAAACAAGAAGATGCCGTTCAAACACAAAAGACAGATGATAGCAATGTTATTATCGAAGAGCCCAAAGACAGTGGCGACAGCGAAGCAGTGGTTGAAGAAGTACGGGCCACCGAAGAAACAGTAGAATCTCCAATAGAAATTATTGAAGAAGCAGCTGAAGTAGAAAAAGAATTAAAAGAAGCCGTAAGAGACGAAAAGGTTTTAGGTAAGCAATTGCCTGAAAACATTGAAAAGCTAGTTTCTTTTATGGAAGAGACTGGAGGTAGCGTAGAAGACTACGTGAGATTAAACGCTGATTACTCTAGCGTAGACGATACTACATTGTTAAAAGAGTATTATAAAAAAGAAAAACCATATCTTGATAATTCAGATATTGATTTGTTATTAGAAGATTTTCAATTTGACGAAGATTTAGACGAAGATAGAGATATACGCAAGAAGAAACTTGCATTTAAAGAAGAAGTTGCAAAAGCCAAAAACTTTTTGGAAAGCACAAAGGAAAAATACTACGCTGATATCAAGTTGAAATCAAACGTAAATCCTGAAGCTCAAAAAGCTATGGACTTTTTCAATCGATATAATAAGCAGCAAGAACAAGCTGAGCAAAACCGTAAAGTGTTTCAAGAAAATACTAAAAAACTTTTTACTGAAGATTTCGAAGGTTTCGATATTAGTGTAGGTGAAAAGAAATATAGGTATAAATTACAAAACACTGATGGTATTGCTGATAAACAATCAGACATTAACAACCTAATCGGGAAGTTCCTAGATAAAAACGGTTCTGTTAGTGACTACAAAGGTTATCATAAAGCGATGTATGCTGCTGAAAACGTAGATAAAATAGCATCACATTTCTACGAGCAAGGTAAAGCTGATGCAGTCAAACAGGTTGTAGACACTTCTAAAAACCTAAGTGACACAAAAGCTAGACCTTCTGGTGGTGATGTATTTGTTAACGGCTTAAAAGTAAAAGCAATTAGCGGTGCTGATTCTACAAAACTAAAGATTAAAACAAGAAAATTTAACTAAAAAAATTAAAAATTATGGCTAATGTAAGTCCTGCGTTTGGAAGTATTATTCCATCGCAAAAACAACAAGCGTTAGAAACAAACTACCTTAACTTTACAGATGGTACTAGTGACTTCGCTCAGCAATATTTACCAGAAATCTACGAAGCTGAAGTAGAGCGTTACGGAAACCGTACGTTATCTGGATTTTTAAGAATGGTTGGCGCTGAAATGCCAATGACTTCTGATCAAGTAATTTGGTCTGAACAAAACCGTTTACACATCTCTTACAATGGAGTAACTGCTGCTATTTCTGGAACAACACCTAACATTGTGTCAACATTGACTATCCCTGTTGGTGGAGCTGGAGCTACTTTAGTAGAAAACGTAGTATCTCCTGGTTCAACAATCGTTGTAACTAACGGAGCTAACGGAGATGAGCTAAAGTGTTATGTTGTTGCCTCTGGCGCAACTCCAGGATCTGGGCTAGCTGCTGGTGAATTAACTGTAAAGCCTTACACTCAAGAAGCTCTTGACGGAGCTGGTGCAGGTGAAGTTGATTTGGTAACTGGTTCTCCAGCTTTAAAAATCTTTGTATATGGTTCTGAGTATGGAAAAGGAACAACAGATTCTAACAGAATTTCTGTAGATCCTTCTTTTACTCAATACTCTAACTCACCTATCATCATTAAAGACAAGTTTGCTATCAATGGTTCTGACACTGCTCAGATCGGTTGGGTAGAAGTTGCTACTGAAGATGGTACTGGAGGATTTTTATGGTATTTAAAAGCTGAGTCTGAAACAAGACTACGTTTTGAAGATTACCTAGAAATGTCTGTAGTTGAAGGAGAGTTAAAATCTGGAACATCTACTGCTTCTGTTAAAGGTACTGAAGGTCTTTTTGCTGCTATCAAAGATAGAGGTAATGTATTGGCTGGATTCTCTGCAACACCTGCAAATGCTTTAAGTGAATTTGATTCAATTCTTAAGAACTTAGATACTCAGGGTGCTATTGAAGAGAACATGTTATTCTTAAACAGAAACACTGCTTTAGAATTTGACGATATGCTAGCTGGTATTTCTGCTGGAAACAACGGTGGTACTGCTTACGGTTTATTTGAAAACTCTGAAGAAATGGCTTTAAATCTTGGATTTAGCGGTTTCCGTAGAGGATCTTACGATTTCTACAAAACTGATTGGAAATATTTAAATGACGCTTCTACTCGTGGTGGTTTAGCAACATCTAGTATTGATGGTGTTTTAGTACCAGCTGGAACTTCAACTGTTTACGATCAAATCTTAGGAACTAATATCCGTCGTCCATTCTTACACGTTCGTTACAGAGCTTCACAAGCTGACGATCGTAGAATGAAAAACTGGATCACTGGTTCTGTAGGAGGAGCATTTACTTCAGATCTTGATGCAATGGAAGTACACTTCCTTTCTGAAAGATGTTTAGTTGTGCAAGGAGCAAACAACTTTGTATTGTTTACTGCCTAATAACACAGGTAATGTTTACCCCTGATGTAATTTCAGGGGTAACTATTACCCTTATTAACTATTTAATTTTATTATATTATGGCTAAAAAAGCTAAAGCAGAAGAAACTGTTGAGGTTGCACCTCAAGAAACTGTTGTCAAGGCAACTAAAAAAGAAAATACAACACCACAAAAACCTCAATGGGAAATAAAAGATAGAACTTATATACTAAAAGGTAAATCACCATTAACTTATACAATACCTTGTAGACATAGTTCTAAATACCCATTATTATGGTTTGACAAAGAAACAGGTGTTCAAAAAGAATTAAGATACGCTACTAATCAAAACTCTGTTTTTGTAAGTGAACAAAAAGGTGAATCAACACTTGGGCACATAATGTTTAAAGA